CGGGCCTGGCCCGGTGAGCCACACTCGCGCCGGTGACCACGGCACACCCGGCCTACAACACCGCCGAGTACCAAGCCAACAGACGGCTGCTGCTCGCCGACCACCCGGCCTGCGCCATCGGCGGACCACGCTGCACCGGGCGCGCCACCACCGCCGACCACATCGTCAGCATCGCCGAAGGAGGCGACAACTCCCTCACCAACCTGCGCCCCTCATGCGCCCCCTGCAACGGCCACCTCGGCGGCACCCTCGGCCGCGCCCGCCAACTCCGCATCAACCGCAACACGCTTCCCCGCTCAGGGTTCCTTGGAGCGCCCAGGGACGCAGGATCCCCCGCATCTCAAGCGATGTCGCCCGTGATCCGGCGCAACCCGCCGACACCGGAGGAGATCATCGCCAAGATCCCCAGCTTCGGCCGGGAGCAGCCGAGGTTGGCCACGCCGGTGGTGGGGGATGGGAGCTACGGGCCCGAGATCGCGCTGTGGGCGAAGGCGAACCTGCCGCATGAGCCGATGGCCTGGAACCGGATCGCGTTGGAGGCGGTCACGGCGACGCGGCGGGGCCGTCTGGTGCATCGCCAGGCGCTCGTGTCGACGGCCCGGCAGAACTCCAAGACCCAGGGCGTCGGCCACGGCCTCGTCGGATGGTGGCTGACCGATCTCGCCGACCGCATCGGTCCGCAGACGGTGCTGTGGCTGGCCCACGACCTGCGCCTGTCCGATCGCAGCTTCGCCTTCCTGGCCAGGCTGCTGGAGCACCGCATCACCTACAAGAGCCACAGCTTCGGGCGTCAGCGCTTCGAGCTGGACAACGGCTCCGAGTTCGCCCTGACCTCCAACACGGCGGGCGCCGGGCACGGCTTCTCGGTCGACCTGTGCGTCGCCGACGAGTCGTGGAAGATCAAGCCCGCGGCGCTCGATGACGGCATCATCCCGGCGATGCGGGCCCGGCCCAACCCGCTGCTGGTGATGCTGTCGACGGCCGGGGACGAGACGTCGGAACTGCTGCGGGCCTGGCGCGAGCGTGGGCTGACGGCGATCGAGCACGCCGCCAGCGATCCGGTGCGCGATACACCGGATCGCTCGGGCTCGCTGTGCTTCCTGGAGTGGTCGATGCCGCCGAACTGCGACCCGATGGACCCGACGTGGTGGGGCCATCCGAACCCGGCGCTCGGCGTCACGCTGACCGCCGAGACGCTCGCCGATGAGTCGCAGGGCCCACGCAACGCCTTCCTGCGGGCCGGTCTCAACGTGTGGTGCTCCTCGGCCGAGACGTGGCTGGCCGCCGGGATCTGGGACCGCACGGCGCGGCGTGCCGTCGAGCCTGCCGGTGGCGTCGTCGCCTGCGAGGTGTCGATGGCCGGGGACCGCTTCAACGCCGTGCGGGCCTTCCAGCACAACGGGGTCACCCACGCCTCGGTGCTGATCTCGACCGAGGACGAGAGCGAGTTCTGGGGCGCCGTCGAGGCCGTCTACGGCGACGTCGACACCGTCGCCATCACCCCGACCCTGGAGATGCACGCGCCCGGCGCGATGGCCCGCAAGCTGCGCACCGTCGGGCTGCGCGAGTTGGCCCGCTGGGTGCCGCTGGTGCGGGCGATGGTCAACGCCGGGCAGGTCGCCCACGCCCCGTCGGCGCTGCTCGACGAGCACGTCGCCCGAGCCGTGCCGACCCGCACCGCCGGGCTGTCGACGGCCCACTCGACCGGCGAGATCTCGCTGGCCCGGTGTCTGGTCTGGGCGGTGGCGATGGCGTCGCGGCCGTCGGCCAGCCGCAAGCCTGCGCTGGGCGTCGCCCGCTCCGGCTGACCAAGTGCATCAGGCTCGGAACTCGGTTGACCGGATTCGGCGGAATCCGCCGAATCCGGTAGATCCTCGTCGGACTCGGACCACACGGGGAGAACCAGCACGGGGGAGGAGGACTTCGTAATACGAACTCCTCCGACACCGATGACTATGTGATCGCCCGGCCGCAGCCTGAAACGGTCAGATCTGACCGTTGTCGGCGAATCGCCAGAACTGGCATTTCGTGGTCAGCGAACCCCTCGGAAATGGTGGACTCACCATTTGGCAGGCGGCTGTGCTCGGCGCCTCGATCGAACCACTCGGACCACACGGGGGAGACCACCGCGACCAAGTTGGTATTACCAACTTGGTCGCCAACACCGACGACTACGTGATCGCCCGGTCGGGCTGGGATCCGTCGCCTGTGTCGTACTTCGTCGGGCCCAGAGAGAACAAGCCGTCGTTTCGCTCCAGGAGTGCGCCAGCGCACCATCGGCGCATGCCGACCACGACGTCGTCCACCACCCCGGAAGAGCCGCAGGACCCGACGCAGCCGGTCCCGCCGCCCGTCGATCCCAATCAGCCCAGCGATCCCGAGATCTCCGAGGCGCGACGCAAGTTCAACGCCGGTGAGATGACCTGGGCCGAGATGGTCAAGGCCGAGCAGGAGACCACCAAGACGTGAGCCGTCGGCCGCGGGCGTTCACCGCCCTCGCCCAGGCGTGCGCCCCGACTCCGACCGTCCAGGCCGCCGGGCGCGTCGCCCTCGACACCCGCCGCACCAACGTGCGGCCCAACGGATGGGGCGTCGGCATCCAGCGGCTGGCACCCTTCGACTTCGCCCCGCCGATCGACATCTGGTCACGGGAAGCGGCGATGTCGATCCCCTCCGTCAGTCGCGCCCGTGACCTCCTCTGCACCGCCGTCGGCGCACTGCCGATCACCCTCTGGTCGGTCCGCTTCGACGTCCCGTCACGTCAGAGCATCGAGGAGCAGCTGCCGCCGCCGCGCTGGGCCAACCGCCTCGACCCGAACAAGCCCCGTCAGCACACCCTCTCCTGGCTGACCGACGACCTGTTCTTCCACGGCCGGGCGTACCTGCGGATCACCAACCGCTACGAGTCCACGACCTATCCGGCAACGTTCGAGTGGATGCCCTTCGCCGATGTCGGCATCGACGCCACCGGCCGCGTCACGTTCCTCGGCAAGCCCGTCGATCCGATCGACGTGGTCGAGTTCTGCTCACCGATCGAGGGCCTGCTGTACACCGGCTACCGCACGATCCAGACGGCGATCCAGTTGGACGATGCGGCGGCCCGCTTCTCGTGCAACGAGATCCCCGCTGGCTGGCTCCAGCAGCGCCCCGACTCCGAGCCGATGGCGGCCGAGGAACTGACCGAGATCGCTGAGAGCTTCGGTGCCGCCCGTGCCCAGCGGGTGATCGCGGCCTTGAACCCGTACATCGAGTGGCACGAGTCCACGATGGATCCGTCGCGGTTGCAACTGGTCGAGGCCCGCCAGCACCAGGCGCTCGAACTGGCCCGCCTGACGAACATCCCGCCGTATCTCATCGGTGCGCCGCAGGGCACCGGGATGACCTACCAGAACACAGCCCAGGCCAAGGCGGACCTCATCGACTTCGGTGCGATGCCGTACATCGGCTGCATCGAGCAGACCCTCGGAGGGCCGAATGTCGTGCCCAACGGTCAGGCGATCCGACTCGACGTGAACGCCTGGCTCCGCAACCCGTACGTGCCCAACGCCAACGCCAGCCAGACCGATCTGGAGATCGCCTACAACCCCGGCCCGCCCGCACCGTCGCCGCAACGCGCACCCGGTCGCCCGCGTGACGTGGATGGCCTCAACGAAGGAACTCGCCCATGATGATCACCTTCGACTCCGGCGCTCCGATCGAGGCCACCGAGGCGACCGCCGAGACGCGCACCATCCGTGGCGTGGCAGTGCCGTGGGACAAGACCGGCGTGGTCTCCGACGGCACCCGCGTCAAGTTCCTTCCCGGCTCACTCGACGCCGAGGCCCGCCCGGTGGTCACCCTCGGCCACGACGGCGTGCCGATCGGGCGCAGCCTCACCAACACCGCCACCGAGAACGGGATGGCGACAGCGGTGCGCGTCAGCCGCACCCGCAACGGCGACGAGGCGCTCGTGCTCGCCTCCGACGGCGTGCTCGGGATGTTCTCCGTCGGCGTCAACCCGACCGAGTTCAGCTACGACGACGACGGCACGTTGGTCGTCGCCCGCGGCGAGTGGCATCACCTCGCACTTCTCCCCTGGGGAGCCTTCCCCGACGCCGTGGTCACCGACGTGGCCGCCTCAGCACCGCAAGGAGCGACCATGACCATGCTCGACAACGCGATCATCGACACGACGGCCGTGCCTGCGGAGGTGACGGCTGCGCCAGCGCCCGCGGGCCAGCCGTCACCTCCGGCCGTGATCCCGGTCACCGCCGCCAAGCCCGCCGCACCGCCGCTGACGCTGCAACGGATCGCCACCCTCGTCGCCTCGGCCAACCGCGGCGAGATCAGCACCGAGGCCGTCAAGGCGACGATCGCCGCCGCCCTCGCCAACGTCACCAGCACGAACGTCGGGGCGATTGTCCAGCCCGCCTATCGGGCCGAGATCAACGGTCTCATCGATCACGGTACGCCGCTGCTCCAAGCCCTCTCCTCGACCCCGCTCCCGGCCACTGGCCTGTCGATCGAGTATCCGGAATGGACCGCCCTGCCGACGACCGGCGTCCAGGCGACGGAGAAGACCCAGATCGTCTCGACGCCGGTGACGATGACGATGAAGTCGGCTCCGGTGAAGACGATCGCCGGTGGCAACGACATCTCGCTTCAGGCCGTCGAGCGCTCCAGCCCGTCGTTCCTTGAGGCGTACCTGCGGGCCGCTTCGGTGGACTGGTCGCGCAAGGCCGAGGCCGAGGTGATCACCGCCCTGCTCGCCGTCGCCACCGCCGCCACGCCGGGAGCCGACTTCCTCGCCAACGTCCAGGCGCTCTACGCCGCCCTCGACCCCGCCACGACTCCTCCAGGCCCGCTGTTCCTGGCGATGGCCCGCGACGTGGCCCTGCCGCTGATCAGCGTCACGACGATGAACGGCCCGGCGTTCTGGAACGCCTCGATCAACTTCGGCGACGTGATCCCGGAGACCGCGGCGGACGGCCTCAACGCCTTCGTGGACTGGAACCTGGCCTCCGGCCAGATGCTGATGGGTGCCCGCAACGGTGCCACCTATCACCAGTCCGCCGGAGCGCCCGCCGACATCCGGGTGGTCGATGTGTC